TGACAGAGGAACTTCAAACAGTAGCCAACAATAATCTAAACAATATCACGCAAGACCTGTTCAATATGCACGGCAAACACCACTTCGTGTTAAAGCAAGAGGTAATCGCTGAAAAAGCATATTGGTCCGGTAAGCGCCGTTATGCAATGTACATTGTAAACAAAGAAGGTGTACCAATTGAGGAACTAGAGATGAAGGGATTGGACATTATGAAATCTAATTTCCCTCCCTACTTTAGAAACTTTGGAGAAGAGCTAATTAAAAACATCCTATTCAGTAAATCAAAAGAAGAAATAGATAAGGATGTAATGGACTTTAAAAATTCAATGCAAACAGTAGAGTGGATTAAGTTGCTTAAACCAACTGGATTGAAAAAAATGGGTGAATATATTGAACGTAGACCTATGGCTGGTGAATTGTTCTCTAAATTAAAATTAAAATGTCCAATCAACACTAAAGCAGCTATAATCTACAATGACTTTTTACGTTACAAGAAACTCAATGTAAAATATCCTGAATTTACAATTGGGGATAAAATGTATATAGCTTATTTAAAACCAAACCCATACCAAATTGAGGTAATTGGTTACAATGGCTATAATGATCCACCTGAAATTACAGAATTGATCAACAAATATATTGACCGTGATGGACTGTTTGATAGTGTAATTCGAAACAAATTAGAAGGAGTATACAATGATATTGGGTGGTCTTTAAATTTGAACCCATTTAAAGCAAAATTTTTTAGCTTTTCATAGAAAATCTAATATCCCTATCATTTTTTCCTATTTTCATAATATGTATAACTATAAAAAATTAAATAAACAATGGCAAAAGAATTATTACGTATGCAATTGTTGGCTGGAGTTATTACAGAAGGTCAATATAAAGAAAAAATGGAAGAAGCAGAAGGTGAAAAAGTAAATTTTGATCAAATTGCATCTGAATTATCTGCAGACTTTAAAGTAAAACCTGATGAAGTTAAAAAATCTATGGATTTAGTAGATGAAGCCCAAGTTAATGAAGATTACCTTACAGGAGTAGCAGAAGGACCAGAAGTAATAGCTGGAGCTGTTGCAATTGTTGGAGGTATTGTTGGAGCTTTAGTTGGGTACTTTAAATGGGAATCAAATGCTAATTTAAGAAGCTATGTTGAAAATGAAGCTCAACAAATAGTTATTAAAAAAATGAAAGAAGCAGGATTAGACCCTAAAGAAGTTGATAAAGCAGAAATGAAAGAATTAGTAAAACTTACAGTTGCTGATTTAAGAAAAGATGCAGAATTTATAAAAATGGCTAAAAAAGAATCTTCAGCTTACTAAAATAAAATTAAAATATCTTTAAAGAAAAGCTTGCCTACCAGCAGGCTTTTTCTTATCTTTAACATATGGTTAATAAATTAGTTTTACAAAGTGTTATAAACAAATACTACTTGGGCGAAAACGAATCCGTCAAGTGGAAAATACAAGACAAAACATTGTCTATTGACTTTATGTCTGTAAACAAAGAAGTCATAGGTAAAATCACCCACACAAATTTTGATGTTGAAGACAGTGAATTGGCTATCTTTGACACTAAAAAATTGCTAAACTTACTAGGCATCACTCAAGGTGACTTAATGTTTAGTTTAGAAAAGGGTAAAAACGTTTACACCAAAATGCATTTTGCAGACAATGCTTTTAACTTGACCTATGCACTTGCCGATCCACTTTTGATTGGAAAAGTAGGTTCTGTAACTGAACCAGAATGGGATGCAGTTTTGCCTTTAGAAAAAGAATTTGTTGACAATTTAGTTAAAGCAAAAAACGCTTTAACAGGTATTGGCTCGATGACACTTGCTATTGATATTGACATGAATGGAGACGATATGTGTTTATTTACATTTGGAGACGAGCAAGGCCACAACAACAAAATTACCTACCAAATGTATGGTACAATCAAACAGGAAAAAGTTGAAATACCTTTCAATTCAGACATGTTTAGAAACATTTTAAAGGAAAATAAAGATCTAGAAAGTGGAAACATCTATTTGAGCTACCAGGGCCTAATGAAACTTGAATTCAAATCAGAAGATACAACATGCGAATACTATATGGTGAGACGAGAAGAGTCTGCCTTTTAACATATGTATAATAAAGTATAAAATGACTCAAGAGCAATTACGTATGCAAATGTTGGCTGGTATCATTACCGAGGGCCAATATAAAGCTATTTTAAATAAAAATAAATTTGAAATGATAGGATCTGATGTTGATGAACTTTTAGATGCTATATCCATTTTAAATAGAGATATGATGAATTCAAAACGTTCATCTAAAGATAAATTAAAGCTTTTAAATACAACAGGACATGAAATATCTGATGGTAAATTTTCTATTGAAGTAGAAAAAATAGGTGATACTGAAGACAATGAATATCTTAGATTAGCAAATGATTATTTAGAAGAAAGAGGATATCAAAGTAAATTATATAAAGCTAATTAAAATTTGGCTTTTTAAATAGGTTTTAGTATATTATAGTTATAAATTTAAATTTAGTTATGGAAGAAACCAAACGACGAGGTCGTCCTGCTAGGGACGAAAATGACACACAATCAAACTTATGTACAATTAAAGATCCAGCAATGGAACCTTTCTACATTGTAAAAGATGCTACAAACTTTACAGTTATAGAAAGATCTGTTGCCACAAGAGGATTTGGTGGTAAAAAAGCATCCGGTAAAGAAATTGAAAAAGTTGTAGGCTACTACAGTAGCTTTAAAAATGCCTTAAATCGTGTTGCAAAAGAAAAGTTTTATCAAAATGAAGGTGAATACGAAACCATTCAAGGGTATATCACCACTTGGAGTAAAGTAAAAGAAGGAATGGAATCAATGTTAAACAAATTAGAAATATGAAAAAATTAGAAGCATTATTTGATGCGGTAATTGTAAAACCGCTTGAAAACGATGAAACCATGTATGGTGGTATTTTTATCCCAGACGCGGGTAAAGACAGAAACGAACAAGGAACCGTAGTTGCAGTTGGTCCTGGAGTAGAAGTAGCAGGAATTGGATTTGTTCCAACAAATGTTAAAATAGGAGATGTAGTTGTCCTACCTACAATGGGATTTTCAAAATTGCAATTTGAAGGAGACGAGTATTATATAGGGAATGAGCGACAGATACTTGCAAAAATCAACCAAGAAGATTAAAGAAAGTCAAATTTTAGCATATTTATAATAAAATGTGCTATGAAAACATATTATATTTATACTTTAAGCAAAAATAATTTAGTTTTTTATATTGGAAAAACCCTTAATTTAGATAAAAGATTGGCTAACCACAAAATAACATATGGAAACAACATTTTACTAGAAGTTTTAGAAGAAACTCAAGACTGGAAATTTGTTGAAAAGTTTTGGATAGAACAATTTAGACAATGGGGTTTTGGATTAAAAAATAGAAACAAGGGTGGTGGTGGAAGAGATTTTCAAACAGATGAAATAAAATTTAAAATAGGAAAAAACCAACCTACAACAAAGTTTCGCAACAAATCTACTAATATAAAAATAGGGTTATCTAATAAAGGTTTAAAGAAAAAACCATGCACAGAAGAAAGAAAATTAAAAATAAGCCAAGCTAAAAAAGGTAAAAAAATTAATTTAGGAAAAAAATATAATACAACAGTTTTTAAAAAAGTAATACAATATGATCTAGAAGGTAATTTTATTAAAGAATGGGACTCTGTAAAAGAAATATTAAATCACCTAAACAAAAATATTAACAATATGAGCTTATACAGATGCCTTCGAGGAGAATTAACCACAGCATATAAATTTAAATGGAAATATAAAAATTAAAAAAATGAGTAAGATAATTGAATTCGGACCAGAAGCACGTAAGAAACTGGTAAAAGGTATTGATACTTTAGCAGATGCAGTTGTAGCAACACTAGGACCTAATGGTAGAAACGTTGTGTACACTGAAAACGGTATGGTTGTTTCAACCAAAGATGGTGTAAGCGTTGCAAAACAAATTGCATCTTTAGAAGACCCAATTGAAGATTTGGGAGCACAAATGGTAAAACAAGCAGCTATTAAAACAGCAGACCATGCTGGTGACGGTACAACTACCTCAACTTTATTAGCACGTGAATTGGTTAAAGGTGGTATTTTTAAACTTAACGAAGGAGCAAATGCAGTTGAAATCAAACGTGGAATTGATGCTGGAGTAAAACAAGTGCTTAAAACACTTAAAGATAATTCAGAAAAAATTTCATCTGAAGAACAGTTAGAGCAAATTG